ATGAAGAAGCGTCGCGAGTTCCAGGGCACGCGCTCCGAGTCGCGTCCGGTCGAAGACTTCTTTGCCGAGAAAACGGCGAAGAAGCCGAATGCAGACGATCGACCGAAGCGCACGCCGCGCGATCGCGGCACCGGCACTTCGCTTGAGCGGAAGCTGCGCGGCAAGGTGATCGGCTGATCTTCCATGGCCCGCTCGAAGAAGCCGAAAAAGCAGGACGAAAAGCCCGCAGTCGAAACACTGGACGCGCGGGCGCTCGACGCTGAGAAGACCGGCGAAGAAATCGAGAACTGGGCCGACCGGCCCGACTCCGACGCCTACACCGAAGCCGCGAAGCTGTACCCGAAGATCGCGAAATGCTTCGAGAACAAGCAGGAGCAGATGGACCGCTGCGCCGAGTACTGGTCCATCTACAACGCCCAGCCGGACGAGAATCAGCAGTATTCCGGCAACTCCCAGTGCTACATCCCCGCGGTGCGCAACGCCGTAAACGCGCGCATGAAGCGCACGCTGGCGCAGCTCTTCCCGGTCAACCACAAGCACGTCGGTGCGACTGGCCCGGACGGCAATATCCCGTTCGCGCAGATCAGCCTGCTCGAGCATTACATCCGGTCGGCCTCGATCAAGGACGTCGTGCGAGCCGACCTTATCGCCGGCGACGTGACGGGGCAGTGGAATCTGTACATCGACTGGTCGCGCACGCAGCGCCGGATCACGGAGCTGATCAAGAAGCCCCCGATCCTCGAGGATCACGAGCTTGGCGGCGAGGTCGAGGATTTGACCGCGCCGGATGAAGACTGGGATTGGGAGAAGGAATCCAAGGAGGTCACGACCGAAGGGCCGGACGTCGTTCCGTTCGCAACCGAAGACCTGGCCGTCTACCCACCCACCTGCAACGACATCGAGAAGGCGACCGCGACCGCGATCCGTCTGCGTCTGACGATCGATGCCGTGCAGCAGTTCGTCGACGAGGGCGTTTTCGTTGGCGTCTCGGCGAAGGAACTGGTCGACAACCTCGCGAAGCCGGATGGCGGTCGGGAGAAGTATGTACCACCGAAGAAGCGCACCGGCGACGCCGGCATCCGCACGGAAGGCACGTTCAAGTACGCGCTCATCTACGAGGTCCACACGAACCTGGATCTCGGCAATGGCAAGGAGCCGTGCTTCGTATACTTCGCCGGCCAGGACGTAATTCTCGGGATTATCCGAAACCCGTTCTGGTCGGGCAAGCGGCCGATCATCTCGGCGCCGATCGAGCGCATCACGGGTTCGTTCTTCGGGATCTCGAAGATCGAGCCGGTCAAGTTCCTGCAGTGGAACCTGAACGACTTCTGGAACATGGGTCAGGACTCAGCGCAGTACAGCCTGCTGCCGATCACGATGGTCGATCCGCTGTCGAACCCGAACTACCAGTCGATGGTGGTGGGGCTCGCCGCGGTATGGCTGACGGACCCCAACAAGACGAAATTCGCCAACTTCCCGGCGATCTACAAGGACGCGATCCCGCTCTGCGAGAACCTGAAACAGCAGATCAATGAGTCGATGGACGTCAACGACGCTATGCTCGGGAAGATGCCGGCCGGCCGGAAGAACCAGGCGCAGATGGCGGCCATGGCGCAGCAGCAGGAATCGAACATCATCGACAACGCGAAGCGATACGAGGAAGTGATCCTCAATCCGCTGGTCGAATGGATGTTCGAGCTCGATCGGCAGTTCCGCACCGAAGAGCTCACCGTCGAGGTGCTGGGCGAACTCGGCGCGCGCGCGAACCTGCAGACGATCCCGCCGCAGGCGTTCGGTGAGCGCTACTTCTTCCGCTGGTGCGGCACGTCATACCAGCAGAATCTGCAGCGAATGCAGCAGATGATCGCATGGATGAACGTGTTGCGCGGCATCCCGCCGCAGCAGCTCGATGGCCGGCGCCTGAATATCGGCCCAATCCTCGAATACGGCACCGAGCAGATCTTCGGGCCGGAGGTGGCTCCGCGCATCCTGATCGACGAACGGAACCTGTTCCACCTCGATCCGCAGGACGAGAACCTGATGATGCACAACGGCCTGCCGGCCGAGATCCATCAGGCGGACGACGATCGCGCGCACATCGCCTCGCATCTGCAGGCCGCGCAGCTCACAAGCGATCCGCAGGGGCTGTTCCGCGCGCACATTCAGCAGCATCAGCAAGCCATGCAGGCGAAGCTGCAGGCGCAACAGGCACCGAAGCCGGCGCAAGGACAGCCGGGCGTCCCCGGGGGTGCAGGTCCTGGCGTCGCGGGCACGCCGCGCGCCGGCGCGCAGCCCGGCATGCCCCGTCCGCAAGGGCCAGCCGGCATGATCCACCCGGATCAGCTTGCCTCCCCAACATCGATGCCGAGAGGGTGACATGGCAGACCAATTCCAGCTCGCGCAGTCGATCCTGCAAATCCTTGGCGGTATGGCGGATCCGGCGTCGTTGAAACAGGCGATCATCAGCCTGTCGAACCAGACGCAATCGGCGCTGAACACGCTGTCCACGCAGCCCCAAACGCCTGGCGGCGCAGCGGGTGGCGATCTTTCGGGGAATTATCCGAACCCGATCGTCGCGAAGATCACCAATCCGCTTTCGCAATACGGCAATCTCCCGCTCGTCGCCAATGGGCTGAGCGCCGTCGTTGCTTTGACGGGTCTCGTGAACCAGAGTGCCAACATTGTATCGACGACACTGTATGCGGTGCCGAGCGGTGGGGCCGGCATGTACCGCGTATCGTGCTACGCGGTCGAGACTACGCCGGATGCCGCGTCCTCCACATTGCCGAACGTCGGGGTGGGGTGGACCGACAGCGATTCCGGCGTGGCCCTTCTGGCAGGAACGGTCACTTCGACCAATACGGCCAACGCCGCCGGCGCGTTCGGCCAAGGAACCCAGATCGTCTATGCGAAAGCCGGGACGAACATCACCTATCAGACGAGCAACTACGCGTCTGGAACAGCCGGCGCGATGAAGTATGCGGTGCGCATTCGCCTCGAATATTTGGGGTGATGGCGTGAAAAACTTCTTCGCACGTGCGACCCCCTGGCACACGCTCCAGATCGGCGACCTGATAGGGCATCTGACGCCCGCCGAGCGCGCGGCCGTCATCGCGCACGAACGCGGGCATCTCGCACGCTGGCACGCCGAGAGACGTCTCCTGTGGTTCCTGACGCTGCGCGTGTTCTGGGACTGGCATGGCTTCCTGACGATGTGCGAACAGCAGGAGCTCGAAGCGGACCAGTATGCCGTCAGCCACGGGCACGGCCGGGGGCTGCGCATGTTCCTGGTCAAGCACGGTCATCGACGCAAGCAGCTCGGCTATCCGTGCCTGCATCAACGATTGGAGGCGCTCGATGGCTGACGCTTTTCGCATCATCCCGCCACAAGTACGCGCCGAAGGCAAGGACGTTCCGCCTGAGCAGATCCAGGCAGGGTTCAATGCGCTCGCGAATCAGATCACGGTGGCGCTGAACAACGTCGCCAGCGATCCCACAGGACCCGCCGGCGGCGACCTTTCCGGCACATACCCGAATCCGACCGTAACTGGCGTGAATGGCTCGCCGGCCGGTACGATGGCGAACCAGAATGCGAACGCCGTGAACATCACGGGCGGTTCCATTGCGGGAGTGACGGTCACGACTTCGTCGCCGGTCGGCGCGACGAGCGGCGGAACAGGGCGAAACGCGCTCACCGCCAACGCCGTGGTAATCGGCGAAGGATCAAGCCCGGTCAATTTCGCGGCGCCCGGCGCGTCAGGGACGATCCTCTCCTCGACCGGCACGAACGTCGACCCGTCGTTCCAGACGAAGACGGCGCTCGCGATCGCGTCGAGTGGGGCGAACTCCGACATTACCAGTCTTTCCGGGCTCACGACCGCAGTGTCCGTTGCTCAAGGCGGCACTGGCCGCCAGACGCTTACGGCGCATGGCGTGCTGCTCGGTGAAGGCGCATCGGCGATCAACCAGACTTCCGCAGGCACGGCCGGACAGCCATTGCTGTCTGGCGGAGCCTCCGCCGATCCGAACTGGGGAACGCTAGCCCCCGCATCGGGCGGCACGGGTCTCACGACTATCACCGCTCACGGTGTCATGGTCGGCGAAGGTACTGGAAACGTTGCAACGGTCGGTCCGAATGCTGCGAGTGGTCTTGCGCTGATCAGCCAGGGCGCAAGCGCTGATCCGATTTTCGGCAATCCGACAGGCGCGCTGATCAATGCCCAGATTTTCACGTCGAGCGGTACATACACACCGACGGCCGGCACGAACAGCATCGTCATCGAGCTCGTCGGTGGGGGTGGTGGAGGCGGTGGAGCAGCGGCCACCGGCGCGAGTCAAGCTGGTGGAGGTGCTGGCGGAAATGCTGGGGCGTACGTCAAATCTCGCATCACGAGCGGTTTCTCAGGACAGACCGTCACCATCGGCGCGGCCGGTGTCGCAGGTGCAGCGGGTGCTAACGCCGGCGGCGCGGGTGGCAATTCGACCTTCTTGACGTTGACCGCGCAAGGCGGAGGCGGTGGTACTGCGGGCATCGCTGCTTCGAGCACCAATTACTACATCTCATACAACGGCACAGCAGCAACGGGATCGAACGGCACGATCGCCAATGTCTCGGGTTCCTTTGGAGGGTCTGGTATTGCCTATGGCGGCCTGACCGCGAGCGGTTTCGGCGGGAGCGGGCCGTTCGGTCTGGGCGGCGGCGCAGCGGTATCAACCACGACGATGGCGGGTCTTGCAGGGCAGGGGCGCGGTTCAGGCGGCTCCGGTGCGGCGAATGGCGCCTCTCAAGCCGCGGCGGCTGGCGGTGCGGGAACTGCCGGCTACGCCGTGATTTGGGAATACGCGTGATGTCTGACTATGCGGTGATCCAGAACGGCATTGTGGTGAACACGGTGGAGTGGGACGGTGTCTCGGCATGGACCCCGCCAATGGGGTCCCAGATTCAGCCCATTCCCACCGGGGCATACGTAGGGGTTGGCTCGTCGTTCGACGGACAGAATTTCTCCTCGCCGCCCAATCTGATACCGCAATTTGTTTGAGACGGGAAACCGCTATACAAATCGCACAACCCTGATCAGGAGATCATCGTGCGCAAAAACCTTCTGGCCCGTCTCGTCGGCCTCATGTTCCCGGCCATCGGGCCCGGCCAGATCCCGCAGATTGCAGATCTGGGCGCGATGCCGGATCAAATCAGCCTCGTGAACGCGATCGTCGGTATCAATCCGCTGCAAGAAGCTATTTACAACGCCGACGGGGCAACGGCCTCGAAAACGCTGACTGCTACGGAAATTAGCGGCGCAGCGCAGTGTTTCCTCGCGTTCACCGGCACTTTCGGCGCGGGCGGCGCAATTACGCTGCCGACAGTAGCAGCGCTGATCGCAGCACTTCCGTCGGCGGTTCAATCGAACCCGGTCGGCATCACGTGGCAGCTTCGCATCATCAACGTGGCGACCACGCAGACGTTGACCGTGACAACGAACACCGGCTGGACGCTCAACGGAACGATGACGATTGCGACCACGGTTTGGCGCGATTTCATCGTTACGATCACCAGCGCGACGACCGCCACGATTCAGGCTGTCGGCGCAGGAAACGCATAAGGACCGCCATGAGCAAGCTCCTGCAGCGACTTCTCGGTTTCCTGTTCCCCGGCGTCGATGATGCTGATCCGTCGGATCCTGGCGGCGATGCTGGGGGTGGCGACACTGGTGTTGATGGTGCTGGCGGCGCTGATCCTGGTGCCGGCGATCCTGGCGCTGATACTCCGGATGACGATTTCGACTTCGATTTCGTCGAGCCAACCGCACCAGCGCGCCGCACGACTTCGGACGCGGAGCGGCTCGCGGCGCTTGAAGCGGAAGTAGAGCGCCGCGGTCGTATGGTCGACTCGTCGCGCACGCCCACGTCGACCGCACCCGTCGCAGATCCGGAGTTTCAACGCGAGGAAGAGCGCTTGCGTGACCCGAATCTGGATCCGATGGAGCGCTGGCAGATTCAGTCGAATCGCACGCTGCGCCAGAGCCAACAGGCCGCACAGGCCGCGCTGTTTCAGGCTCAGGATCTTCGCGATCAGACGTTGTTCGAATCGAAGATCGCCAGCGATCCGCATCGTGCGCGCTATCGCGATCGCGTCGAACAGGCGGTGCAGGAAGAGCGCCGGCAGGGCCGCAATGCATCTCGCGAGGCCGTCTACTACTACATGCTCGGCAAGGACATCGCGGACGGCAAGCTCAAGCCGAAAGCGAAGGCCAAGGCCCCCGCTGCGGACGTGCCGCGCGGTAAGACGCCGGGCGTGCGCTCGACTGTCCCGCCGGCGCGCGGGCAAACCGAACACCAGAAGCGCGCCGCGCGGCTGGCCGACGTGAACATCTGACCAGCACGAGGACACCATGCTGACGAAAATTCTGGCCCTCTTGACGGGCCTCATGTTCCCCGGAGTGACGAACCAGTCGTCGAGTTTCACGGCTGACGTCGAAGCGTACATCCAGGAAGAAGTCGAGCCGCTCGCGCGCCGCCAGCTGGTCGCATACCAGTTCGGCAAGCCGCTGAAACTCGACACCAACCGTGGCACGACGTACACCGCGTCGCGCTATCAGCGCCTGCCGCTGCCGTATGCACCGCTGCAGGAAGGCGTCGCGCCTCCAGGCGAAGCAATGACTCTGCAGCAGGTCAGCGCCACCGCGCAGCAATGGGGCGATCGCGTCATCATCACCGACGTCGCGAACCTCACGATCAAGCACCCGCTGTTCCAGCAGGCGTGCGAGCTGGTGTCGCTGCAGATGCCGGAAACGCTCGAGCGCAACACGCTCAACACGCTGCTGTCCGCGCCGCAGGTGAACTATGCCGGCGGCGCTGCCAACCGCGCCGCGCTGACGGCAGCCAACGTGATGTCGCCGCACGAATCGAACCGTCTGTTCGCTTCGATGGCGGCGTACGGCGTGCCGCGCTTCAACGGTGATGAGCGCGAGGACATGATGATCGAGGCGGGCGCGTACCGCGATCCGTCGACGACGCCGCGCGTCAAGCAGCATTACGTCGCGCTGATCAGCCCGTTCTCGGCGCAGGACATGCGCGAGAACGCATCGGTCCAGCAAGCCTGGGCTTATAGCGACGTCAACCGGCTCTATAACAACGAGCTCGGCGACTTCGGTGGCATCCGTTTCTGCGAAACGAACATGATGCCGTACTGGACCGGCGCGGCCGCGATCAACGGTACCGCGTCGACGTCGGGCGGCCAGCTCGCGACCGGCACGTACTATATCCAGGTCACGGCCGCACCGGCGCTGACATCGGTCGAGCAGACGATCTATCAGGTGTCGTCGTCGATCAGCGTGACGGGCCCGACGGGCTCGATCTCGGTAACGCTGCCGTCGTTCCCGAACTACGTGTTCAACGTGTACATCGGCACGACCGCGAACCCGGCCAACCTCGCCACGGCGATCGGCAATGGCGTGCCGGTGACCGGTGTGCTTGCCGGCCAGGCGACGCAGCTGCAGCCGAACCAGACGGTCACGCTGACCGGCATCGGCGTCACGCAAACGCCGCCGGCCGCACCGGCGACTGGCGTGTCGGTGTTCCCGGTGCTCTTCATCGGCAACCACAGCTACGGCCAGGTGCTGCTCGAGAACCCCGAGTTCCACTACCTGACCGGCGCCGACAAGTCGGATCCGCTGAACCAGACCCGAGTCGTGTCGTGGAAGGTTTTCTACGGCTCGATCCTGCTCAATACGGCCTTCCTGGCCCGCGTCGAATGCGGCTCCGCATTCGCGCCGGGTTACCAGGGCGGTACCGTGACCACCCCGTAAGGAGTAACTGATGGCCGCACGTAACTCTCAGGAGCCGGCAAAACCGGCTCCGGAGTCGGCTGACGCCGACGAATTGCTCGGCGGTGCTGCACCGGTCGAGGAAAGCCGCGAAGCGCTGCTCGAGCGTATCAAGGCGCTCGAAGCCGAAAACGCCAAGCTCGGCGCTGCGAAAGACATCGCTGAGGAAGAGTCGGTGCGCCTGTCCGCACAGGCGCAATCGGCGCTGCTGACGTCGGGCGTCGTCGAGCGCTACGCCGGCAAGGCAGAGGACGGCGAGACGGATCTCTGGTGGTATCGCATCGATCTCGCGCCGTGCGGCGGCGAGCACCTGAAGATCAACGGCACGCCGTATCTGCACGGTCACACGTACAAGTTCGACACCGACACGCTCCGCTCGGTCAAGGAGATGGTCGCGCGCACGTGGGTGCACGAAAACGACATCAACGGCCACGCATTCAACCCTTACCGACAGGCGCAAAACAAGGTGCTCGGCGGCGGCCCCGTGCCGGCTTGGGCGCGTTCGTAATTCTCCACCCCCACAAGGAAGACCATGTCGCAAGCCTCTCAGGAAGTTACGGCTGCAACGGTGATCGGCAACTTCACGATCACCCTCCCGGCGCCGAATCAAGCGCAGCTCTCGGCCAGCGGTTATCTCGTCGAGGGCGAGTCGAAGGACTCGCTCGACAGCCGGATGGACATGGTGCGTGAGGCGCTTCAGCGTCAGCAACGCATGCTCGAGATTCCGGTTCTCGAAGCCCACATCGAGCAGTGGGAAAAGGCGCGTGACGACGTCGCGCGCGCATATGCGGATCTGCTCGAGCGGCAGAATGCGAAGAGCTCCGGCAAGGCCGGCGCGAAGGCGCTGTCGAGCCAGGAGCAGGCGAACCTGAAGAATGCGCCGCAGCAGCTGAAGGGTATCGAGACCGAGCTCGAAAAGGCGCGCAAGAAGATCGCGGACGCGCGCGCGGGAGCGTAGGGTGGCTTACCTCCAGGCCCAGCAGATCGTGCAGCGAGCCTGCGCGATCGCGAAAGCGCCAGGCTGGCTGTCGCAGGGTGGAATCTACCTGAACATGGTCCTGGAGGACCTTTGGCTGCATCGTGACCTGAAGATCAACCGGGTCACGGAATTCGTGACGGTCCAGGCGAACAACTACGGACCGTTCACGCTTCCGCTCAATTATCTGCGCACGTACGATCTGTTCTTTCAGCAGAACAACCTACCGTATTTCCTGCATCCGATTTCGCCGGAAGAGTGGGACCAGGAGTTCAAGGACCCGTCGATCGCGAACTACCCGTACGAGTTCATGACCCTGCTGTACGACGAAACGATGGCGCAGGCCAACCAGTCCGCAGGGCAGCTCTTCATCTATCCGCAGTCGTCCGGGCAAATCACGCTTACGCACCGGTACATGGTGAAGCAGCCGGACATCGTGACGCCCGAAACGTCGACGGTGATTCCGTGGTTTCCGGATCAGCAGTACCTGATCAAGCGCACGGCCGCTGAGCTGATGAGCGAGACCGACGATACCCGCCAGGAATCGTTCTTCGCGCAGTGCGAGGCAATGCTACGCACACACCTGATCATGGAAGGCGACGAACAAGCGGTCGTCAAGTCGGTGCGGCTCGATCCGCGGCGCTTCCATACGAACCGTACGCTCAAGCCGACGAAGATCACGGACTGAGAGGCGCAACATGGCAATCCGCAATGCGAAGCCGGTCCGCTTCACACCGAAAGGCCTATGTGACGCGTTCGACGCAACGGACGCCTTTGCCGGCGCCTGCCAGCTTCTGAGCAACCTCGTTTTCGACCAAGGCAACCCCGAGATCATCGTCGCGCGCCCGGGCGTAGGCAACGCAGCAACGACCTTCAGCGGCTTCACGACGCCGACGTTCGTGTCCGTGCACATCGTCATCGGCAATGTCGCGTACGGCATGGTGTCAAGCGCACGCAATGCAGGATTCGACGAGCCGTTCGCGTACAACCTTGCGACGAATTCGTTCATCACGGTCAGCGGCGTGACCTCCTCGAACGTACCGACGTCGCTAGCAACGAGCGGCCCATGGACCCCACCTACGATGGCGGTCGTGGGCACGAAGATCATCGTTACGCACCCGGGTTTCAGCGGTGCCGGCGCGAACTTCTTCGGCGTGGTCGACATTTCGAATCCAGCCGCGCCGGCGTGGTCGTCGTCGAATCTCGCGACCAATCCGCTGACGGGCGTACCGACATCGGTCGCGAACTTCAACAATCGAGCCTATTTCGCAGTCGGCAACACGCTGCAATTCAGCGATTCGCTGAATCCGCTGACCCGCACGAACGCGTCTCAGGCCGTGACGGTTGGCGATACGACGCCGATCACTGCGCAATCGGGCTTGCCGATCCAGACGACGTCGGCCGGTGTGATTGGCGCGCTCGTCGCGTTCAAGCAAGGCCAGATTTGGCAGGTTACCGGCGATCCGACGACGAACAACCTCGCACTGAACTACATTTCTCTGACGACCGGATGCATTGCACCGCGCAGTGTCGTGCAGGGGCCGTTCGGCATTTTCTTCGCGGGCGTCGACGCGCCGTACATCCTGAATTTCCTCGGCACGCTGGTGCCGATCTCGAGCAGGCCCGGGAGCGACTTCCCGGCGGATTTGCAGGTGCCGTTTCAGAACACCACGCAGCCGTCGCGCATCAGTGCGTCTTTTGCCGGGAACACCTATCGGGTGTGCGTGCCGACCCTGATCCAGGGACAGCAGCAGACAAACGACTACTGGTACGACATCCGGCGTAAGCGCTGGACTGGCCCGCACTCGTTCACCTACGACTGCGCGTCACAGTACGGCGAGTCGTTCGTGCTGTCCGGTGCGTCGCAAGGGGCTGCGCTATTCGTCAGCACGACGATTCCAACCGCCAATTCCAGCTATCTGGATGCAGGGGCTTCGTTTCTCTGCCATCTGCGCTCGTCGAACTTCCCGAAGACCGGTCACATGCAGCAGATCCAGGTGGTCGAATCGACAATCGAGCTGGCCTCGAGCGGGCAGGCGGCAACGTTCAATCTCACGTCGCTCAACGACCAGAACGGCACGCTGGGATCAACCTTCGTGCAAACTCCGGCCGCCGGATCGACGTGGGGGAGCTTCAACTGGGGCGCGGCGAACTGGTCAACGAACACTAGCATCCCGCATGTCTGGTCGATTCCTTGGTCGAATGCGCTCGTTTTCCAGAAGATGTCGATCGACGTTCAGGTGACGCCCGTCAACGAGACGCAGATCGGGACTTTCTTTGCCCGGTATCAGGATGCCGGCTATACGAATCAGGGGTAAATGATGGCGATCGTCGGATCTCTCCCAGTGAACTTGACCAACGGCACGACAGCCGATGCGTCGCAGGTCATGTCGGACCTCAATTACATCGCGAATCAGGTCAACGCCAATGCGATGCCTTTGAGCGGTTCTTCACCGACGTTCCAGCCACCCGTGACGATCAACGACAGTAGCACGCAAGGTGCGTTGGTGATCAATGCGGCAAGCAACAGCAACGGCGCGAACATTAAACTCACCGGGAATGGCGCAACCACCCCCAACAAATACATTACGGCTTCGGTAGGCGTATTGGCCGTGAAAAACAGCGCATACTCGGCGACCATTTTCCAGATTGACGACAGCGGCAACACCACCGCCACAGGCGCCGTAAGCGGATCGAATATCACTGGCACGTCGGACGAGACGCTGAAAAAGGACTGGAAGCCATTCGGGCCGGACTTTCTCGAAATGGTCGCGGAGGTGCTGCATGGCACCTACACGCGCATCGACACGGGGGAAAGGCGCGTCGGCGCGGGCGCCCAATCTCTTCGGAAGGCTCTTCCGGAGGCCGTCTTCGGTGACGACGTACTGTCGATTTCGGAGGGAAGCGCTGCGCTCGCGATCGTGATCGAGCTGACTCGTGAAGTGCTGCGCCTACGCGCGCTTCTGGAGCCGGTGAAATGACGCTGCCCGCATCTTTCCCATTGTCCATGTCGCAGGTAGCCACCGAGCTCGGCCTGGCGCTCCCGCTCTCGATCAATCATACATGGGTGATTGCGCTCGCTGGGAAGTCTGGACTTCCGGTCAGCTTCAGCGATCTATTGGGAAAGTCCGGGCGTTTCGACGGGAATCTGACGGTCCAGAACGGCGGAACGTCTCCCCCTACGGTAAAGGTGCTTCCGAACGCACCGTTTTTTGGCGGAACAGTTGCCTCTGTAGGGAGCAACGTTGGGGGAGGCTGCACCTTGGTGTTTTCGTCGACGCCAAACTGGACCGGGAATATCAAGGTCGTCAACAACACGCTTGGGCAATCCGCCGTATTTTCGCATGACGTCGGAAATTCTTGGATCACGGCAACTGGCGGTGGATTTATCGGCTCAGTTGGTTCTGCCTATAACTTCACCATCTTGCCGTCCAACTGAGTCGGGAAACGGCTATATCGTAGCCACAAACTGAAACGGGGAAACCATGGGCAACAGAACCCTCACCGAAGACGATGTCAAGGCGATCGCCGAGCAGATTGAAAGCGGGATCACTCAGCGTTTCCAGCTCAATGTCGGCCGCGGTGTGCTGGGTCTGGCATGGCGGGTTTTCATGTACGCCCTTGTCGCGCTCGCCGCATACGGCGCCGGCGGCGGGTTCAGGAAGTTCCTCTAGGAGAAAGTCATGCTCGATTCGATCAAATCCGCCATCGAGGCGCGTTTCCAGGCTATTGCGAACGACGGCCGGGCTTTCGTCGATAAGGTCGAAGAAGTCGTCGGCCTCGGCAGCGTCGCGAAAGAACTCGCCGACATCGAGGCACGAGTTACGACGATCGTGAGCGACGCTGGCTCGACCGTCGAGCAAAAGGTCGAACAGATCCTGAGCGCAGTCGGGAAGATCTGAGATGAGCAGCTTCGATGATGCTTTTGTGGCCCTGATGGGCAACGAAGGCGGTTACTCGAACAACCCCGCCGATCCCGGCGGCGAGACGATGTGGGGCGTCACGGCCCGTGTCGCGCGCGCGAACGGGTACGGAGGCGACATGCGCTCGATGCCGCAGGCAACTGCAAAGCTGATCGCGAAGCGGGTCTACTGGGATCCGTACTACTGCGACCAGTTCGATCCGCGCGTGGCGTTCCAGGTTTTCGACGCGGCGTACAACGGCGGCCTGCCGGTGACATGGCTCCAGGAAGCCGCTGGTCTTAAGCCAGACGGCCGCATCGGCCCGGTCACGATCGCTGCGGTGAACTCCACTGATCCGCTGCGTATCGTCGCGCGGTTCCTGGCGTACCGGCTGAAGTACCTCGCTAATCTGCATAACTGGCCGGCATTCAGTCATGGATGGGCGAATCGCATCGCCAACAATCTGCTCAAGGGAGCCGCATGATGGCATTCGATCCGATTACCGCAGTCTCCGACGTCGTCGGCAAGGTCATCGACCGGGTCTGGCCGGATCCGGCCCAGGCTACGGCGGCGAAGCTGCAACTCCTGCAACTGCAGCAGACGGGCGAACTCGCGCAGATCACCGGTCAGATGCAGATCAACCAAGCCGAGGCGACAAGCAGCGATCCGCTGCAGCACTGGCGTGGCGGAATGGGTTGGGTGTGCGTCGCCGGTTACGCGTGGAATTTCGTGATGCAGCCGCTGATCAACGCGGGTGCGGCGATCGTCGGGCATCCACTGAACTTGCCGCCGCTTGATCTGACCGAGTTGTCGACGCTTACGCTGGGCATGCTCGGGCTCGGCGGTCTGCACGTTGCGGAGCGCATCAAGGGGGCGGCGTGAACAACCTCGTGAAAATCGGTCACGGCATCGACACTGCGCCGCTGCTTCTCGCCATCGCCCGTCAACCTGGTCTGTGGAACCGACATACCGCGCGCACCGACCCGGAAGGAGGTCCGCACGCCGACGTGTCGGACATCTGGCTCCGGTACAACGATGAGAAGCCGTACAAGGCAGCAGGCGACTACACGGGTTTCAACGATGCGCACGATGCGGTGTTCTATCCCGAGTGGTATGCGCTGCCGCAGGTTCGGCCGATCGTATTCGGCCTGATGGCGCGCGTCGAAGGCACGCGCCTGGGTGGCATCCTGATCACGAAGATACCCGCCAGCAAACGCGTGCTTCCTCATGCCGACGACAACTGGCATGTACGTCACTACAACACCAAGCTCTACGTACCGCTGCAGACGAATCCGAAGTGCTGGAACCGCGTCGAGAACGAGGTAGTTGTGATGGCACCCGGCGATGTCTGGTACTTCGACAACATGAAGGAGCACGAGGTGGTCAACGAAGGCGACGATGATCGGATCACGCTGATCGTGTCGGTGCGGTGCGAGAAATGACCATCAAACATCACTTCGCGGCTGGCGGTGTGTACGCGCGCGAGCAGACGCTGCGCGCGGGGGAGGAAGTGCAGAAGCACGTGCACGACTACGATCACCTGAGCTATCTCGCGCGCGGCACGGCAATGCTCGATGTCGACGGCGAATTGAGCGTGCTGCACGGGCCGTGCATGCTCGAAGTGAAAGCCGGCCGCGTGCACCGCATCACGGCCTTGACGGATCTGACGTGGCTTTGCATCCATGCCGAAAGCGTGGCAGATCATGAAATGTTGATGAAGGGGTGAATCATGCCTTGGGGTGCAGTCGCTGGGGTTGTGGGATCTGTTGCCGGCGGACTCGTTTCGAACGCCATGTCCCCCGGTACGTCGGGAGGAGGCCCATCCTACTACGTTCCGACTGGCCTTTCGGATGCCGATCAGAACTGGCAAAACTTGCTTCACATCGCAGCAGGTCGATACGGCACGACCGAACTCAATCAGTACGGGCTGCAATCTCTGAATGCAGGTCTTGCCGCGGACAGCCAATATGCACCGGGTTATCAGAACGCCGCCAACGCAGCAGGTGCCGGATACGCGAATGCTGGCACCCAACTGACGAACCTCGGAACGGCCGACATGGCTACGATGGGGCGGCTCCTTGATGCCGGCCGATCGGTGTACAACCTGGGGATGGATCCGCAGAGCGCGCTGTATGACCGGACGCGTCAGCAGATCACGGATCAATCGGCCGCGACGAATTCGATGTACGGGCTTGGCTCGTCCGCCGCCGGCGCTGGCCTGCAAAATCAGGCACTGTCGAATTTCAATATCGACTGGCAGAACAACCAGCTGTCCCGCGCTCTTCAGGGGCTACAGGGCTATACCGGCGCCGCGAACACGGCAGGTCAGTATGGGCAGGCAGGGGCCAATGCGTTCACGCTCGCGCCGCAGTACACGCTGCTCGGTGGTCAGCTTCCTTACCAGACTGCACAGACGATCGCCGCGACGCCGGGATCTCTGGCGAACACGTACGGCTCGTTCCTGAACCAGAATGTGTACGGGCCAGCGGAGAGTCTCATGGGCTCAATCATTCCGTACATGAACTATGGTCAAGGCGCGCAAGCCGTGCCGTATCAGAATCAAGCAGCCGGCGCGGGCGCTGCGGGCAGTCTGGTGTCGCAGGGGATTCAGGGTCTCGTGAACAGCCCAACGGTGCAGAACACGTTTTCGAACTTCTTCAATCCCGCTAGCGGGTCATTCAGCGGCGGAGATTTCAGCGGCGCGTTCACGTCCAGTCCGTATTACTCGGGCGGCGGCAACTCGTACGGCTTCACGATGGGGTGAGCGATGGCTGGACTCGCGGGGCTTCCTTATTTCCTCCAGTATCAACAGCAGGCGCAGCAGCAGGCTCTGCAGCGCCAGGCTGCGCAGATGCAACTGGCGCAGTTCCAGCAACAACAGCAGGACCGCCAGCGCCAACAAGCCGCACTCGAAGCAGCCGGCAATGCGTTGCCGATGTTGCTCGCCCAGCCGCCTCAGACCGCGCAGATGCCGCCTCCGCCTCAGGCGCCGAATCCTGGTCAGGCATCCACGCCGGCTCAACCCGCCGGTGGTGTGCCACTTCCTTCCGGACCGGTGCCCGGTCAGGTGAATCGTCCGCCATTGCCGCCCGGCGGCGCGCAGGGGGGAATGCCTCCCGCCGGTATCCAGCCTTTCCGCCCGATTCCTACCGCGGGCTCGCCAGCGCAGGCCGTCGCGCCGCAAATCCCCGCGCCGCCGTCGAATGCTCCGGGCCCCATGCAGCAAGCGTCCGGTCCGCTCTCGCTCGAAAGCGCGATCAGGGTGCTGAAAGACCAGGGCCTATCAGGAGCCGATCTGATGGCCGGCCTTCAGCAGCTCACGCCGATCCTCGACTCGCAGGCAAAGCAACAGGCCGCACAGATCCAACAGCAGTTCCAGCATCAGCTGCAGATCGCACAGCTGCAGGAGCGCTACGACTCTCTGCGGCAGCGCGCCGAGGACAATCGCCTCAATCGCGAAGAGCGCGAGCAGGCGCATGCCGATTCGATGCAGATTCGTCGAGAGATGCTGGCGCTCCGCCGACAGTCGATCGCGATGGCAAACGGGGACGACGCGAAGTTTTCGCCGGAAGACCTGAAGTTTCTGGCTGAACAGGCGCGCGCAGGCGATACATCGGTATACCAGAACCTCGGCCGCGGCGCGCAGGGTGCGAAGAACATCATCGCGCTGCGCCGCGAAGTGATGAGGCAGGAGCGCGAAGCGGGCGGCACCGGTGCGGACATCGCTGCGGCGAACGCCGGCTTCCAAGGTGAGAAGGCGGCAGCTCGGACGGGCGCTACACGCGCGACGAACATCGGCATGGCCGTCGCGGAGGCGCAGAAGACGTTTCCACTCGTGCGGGAAGCGTCGGCTGCGCTGCCCCGCACCGAGTTCCCGGGCGTGAACCGCGCGCTGCAGGCAGCTCAAACAGGAACCGGGGATCCACGTGTCGTTGCGCTCGGCACGGCGCTGAACACGTCAGTGAATGCCTATGCTCGCGCGATCAGCCCCACCGGTGTGCCGACCGTATCGGACAAGGAGCATGCGCGCGAGCTCCTTTCGACGGCGAGCACGCCTGAGCAGCTCAATGCGGTGCTCACGATGATGGAAAAGGAAATGGCCGCAGCTCGTCAGGCACCGACCGAAGTCCAGCAGCAACAGAAGGCGCGCATTTCCGGGCGAGGGGAAGGCGCACCTGCTGTCGGCGCGATCGAAGGTGGCTACCGGTTCAAGGGTGGCGACCCGTCAAAGCAAAGCAACTGGGAGAAGATGTAATGGCCGGCCCGTGGGAGAAGTACGCGGGGGACACAGCCGCGTCCACAACAGGGCCGTGGGACAAGTATGCCGGTGCGACGCAGGTAGAAACGCCGCGCAGCCCCATTGCGCCTCTCGAGCGCCTTCCAGGCGATACGGGCGGCGCGGTAGCCCCGCAGAAGGCGGACGACATCGCGCACAAATTGCTCGGGCTGGGCGAAGCCGGCCTGTCGGTCGCGACCGGCGCGCTCGCTGCGCCAGTGGGTGCCGCCTACGGCGTCGGCAAGACGCTGACGAGCGGCAAGTACGGTACGCAGTCCGGTATCGAGGCCGGGGAGAAAGCTGGCTCGGAACTGGCGAGCCGGCTGACGTACCAGCCGCGCACACAGACCGGGCGCGACATTCTTCAGGGCGTAGGGGAATCGGGGCTGGCGCATGCGCTCCAGGGCCTGCCGATCGAGTCACCGATGATCGCTCGGATTCCGGAAGTGCCACGCGGGGTGTTGGCCGCCGGAGAAGGCACGGCGGCGGCCGCGCGCGCCGGCGCGAATGCCGTCGGCCGTGGCACGCGCGCGGTGGCGCGCGGTGCGGTCCAAGGTCTACCCGACGTGGACCCTCAGACGCTGCAACTGGCTCGCCAGGCACATACGCTGGGTTTCCGTCTCACGCCAGACATGGTGTACGGCAACAAGTATGCGCGACAGGCGGGAGAACTGGCACAGGACAATCCGTTCGTAGGGCGCACGGTGCGTGAGCATAACCAGGACATGTTCAACCACCAGCTCGTCTACCTGTTGGGTGGCGAGGGGAACCGGCTCACGCGGCAGGTGTTCAACCGCGCGATGAATCGGGCCGGGGAAACAATCGGGGAGATTGCTGGTAGCCACGATGTGCCCTTCAACGAGGATCTCGTGAACCGGCTAGCCGGACATGTCACCGAGGCGCAACGCTACCAGACGGGCGACGTGGAGCGCGTGGTCCGCGGTTACGTCGATGAGATCACCGACCGTTCGCAGGGCGGTGTACTGCCGGGGGAAGCCTTCCGGCGCATCAACACCCGGCTGAACACGCAGATCCGCAATACGCAGAACGGAGATTTGCGCAACGCGCTGTCGGGTCTTCAGGATGACCTGCAGGAATCATTCGTGGCGCAGCTCAGCCCAGAAGACCTGAACCGCTACAATGCGGCGCGCCGGCAGTACGCAGTCGGTAAAACACTTGAGCCTCTCGTCGCGAAATCTCCAACCGGTCGTATCCCACCGGCCGCGCTGCTTGGCGCAGTGACGCGCAACCAGGCAGGACGCTCCGCTATGGCCCGTGGGGCGGCCGGCGATCTCGGGGCGCTGGCCGATATAGGTCAGCGCTTCCTGAGAGAGCAGCCTTCCAGCGGTACCGCCGAGCGCGCGCTGATGCAGAACCTTCTCATGCACCCGGTCGGCACGCTGGCCGCCGGCGGGACTGCAGCACTCACTGCGCCCGCCGCGGCGGCATACAACCGCTTCGGTCCAGAAGTTACGGACCTGCTCATCCAACGACCCCCGAGGCCATGAGAATTCTCGCGATCGACGTCGGTTCGAACTGTCTCGACTGGCTGATGCGCTGCCAGGAGTGGGGGCATCAGGTCCGTTGGTACGACAAGCCACGCCCGGACGGCACCGACCGTCACGCTGGCGAAGGCATCGTGCAGAAGATCCGCGATTACGATGAGCTGCGCCGAAAATGGCTCGGCTGGGCCGACCTGATCTACACGCCGGACAACGTCAGCTATCTCGAAATGCTCGAGCCGTACCGCCGGATCGGCTATCCGATCTATGGCTGCAATTTGTCGGCCGTCGAGTGGGAGCTCGACCGTGAGGCCGGGCAGAAGGTCATGGAAGAGTGCGGGATGCGGATCATCCCGGGCAAGACGTTCCACGACTATGATTCCGCGATCGCCTATGTGAAGAAGGAGGGTAAGGCGTTCGTGTCGAAACCGTCCGGCGACGGCGAGCGCGCGATGTCCTACGTCGCCGACAGCGCGGCGGACATGGTCTATATGCTCGGTCGATGGAAGAAGATCGACAAGTACCGGTCCGCTGCTCGCAAGGAAGGCTTCATCCTGCAGGAGAAGATCAGCGGCATCGAGATGGCCGTAGGCGGGTTCTTCGGACCGGACGGCTGGTCGCGCGGCTGGGTCGAGAACTGGGAAAACAAGAAGCTGATGAACGGTGATCTGGGTGTGAACACTGGCGAAATGGGCACCACGGTGCGCGTCGTGCGGCAGTCGAAGCTCGCCGACGAAGTGCTGAAACCGGCCACCGAGCACCTGAAGCGGATCGGCTATGTCGGTTATGTCGACGTCAACTGCATGATCCCGACCGACGGGAAAGGCCCGTATCCGCTCGAATGGACGATGCGCGACGGCTGGCCGATCCGCCACAACTTGACCGCGCTGATCGAAGGTGATCCCGCGCAGTGGATGGCCGACAAGATTCAGGGGCGCGACACGCTAAAGATCCGCATGGACGAGGTGTGCGTCTCGGTGCTGATGGCTCTGCCTGACTTTCCCTACTCGAAGATCACGAACAAGGAACTCTGCGGGATCCCGATCTACGGCGCCGAGGACATGGAGCACCTGCACTTCTCCGAGGTGATGATGGGCGTCGCGCCGCGTGAGGTGAACGGCAAGGTGGTCGATCTGCCGGGGCCAGTGACGGCCGGCGATTACGTGCTGATCGCAACAGGCACCGGGGAGACGATCACCGGCGCACGCCGGTCGGCGTACAGCGCGATCAAGAAGGTGAAGATCCCGAACAGCCCGTTCTACCGGACGGATATCGGTGTCGGCCGATTGAAGAAGCAACTGCCCGAACTGCAGCAGATGGGTTACGCGAAGGGGCTCTCGTACTAGGAGAACGTTATGCCGATGAAATCGAAAGCACAGAACCGAGCGATGCACGCCGCGGCCGAGGGCCGGTCGAAGATCGGTATCCCGAAGAAGGTCGGGAAGGAGTTCGCCAAGGCGCAGCATGGCAAGCCGGTCAAGGGCCTGCCGGAACGGAAGCGGAGCAAGAAGTGAGACGAGCGATGAGAGCCGGTTTGATCTCAGAGGACTCGATCAAGACCGCCCTGACCGAAGCCAAGGGAGACATCTTCCTTGCCTCGTCCACGCTCGACTGCACCGCTCACGAACTTGACGGATATATCCGCGCATCAGCCGAACTGCAGCAGTTCGCTGCGGCGATCGAGAAGGTCAAGATCGATCCGGCGTACTCGAGGATGAGCGCCGAGCAGTTTGAGAACGAACTTGCCGATCTCACGCGAGCGTACAAGGTCGTCGGTCTGGAAGAACTGCACGGGCTCGCCACGATGGATCACAAGGGCAGCGCGGCGATGGCGAAGGTGAAGCTGCAGGCTGCAATCTCGCTCCGCGGCGGTGAGCAGCGCGTTGCCGGCGATCGCGAAATCGAGCATGCATTGTCCGAGCTGAACCAGCTGTATCACCAGAACGCGCCGCGGATCAAGGAGATCCGGCAGACCGTCGTTAAGCTTGAAGATGGTCGGGAAGCGACTCAACGAGTGATCGAACTTCAGACAGGTCAGCAATAGCCTGCCGCCGTTTCCTCTCGAGCCGGTCCCAATCTGGCTCATCAACCGGATATGCGTGGTATTTTCGCAGGGACACGTGGCCGAGCCGCGCCATCTCCTTGATGGCCGTCTTGTGGCCGGCCTCTCGAACGGTTTTCTTCTGTTCGTCACGTCCTGTCCCAACCCATTCCCAGGCCGGAATCAGTCCGAGGGACTCGGGAGCCAGCCGCGGGCGTATATCCCACTGCTCGACGCCTCGGAGACCGCCTCGCTGATACTGGACCACCTGCTTCGGCAATCCCGATCGGTCGGCGAGCTCATCATCCGTGATGCATGCTCCGCGGCAGACGTTCCACAGTAGGCGAAGACGGTCGGAGTCAGGTGTCCTCAGGTCGATTGCCTCCTCATGCATGCGCCAGGTGTGAGGAAGAGGGATCACACCGTATTCGGCAACGTGCGTCATGGACCGCTTGACCCGCTTCATGGTCAACGGGCATTCGACGAATACGAGCACGTCGGCTGGGCCGGCGCGCTCCGACGTCGTGTACCGATCGATCAGCACACCACCATTCTGGCGCCAGCGCTCAATCTGTCCGGCGGTGGACTCGTCCCACCATGCCCATTGAAAAACCGGCAAGTCTGCGATCTTGCCACTGCGAAAGAAAACCGGCTTGATCGTCGTGTATCCGCGGTTGACCAGTACATGCGTGAACGCGTCGAATGCAGAACGGATCGAGCCGGCCGTGTCGTTGGTTCGGTAGAGCTTCACTTGCCAGAGGCAGCTTGCGGTTGGGATGCGGGGCAGGGCGCTTCGGGAGCCTCGCAGGCGCGCAGCACGGGACCGGTCTGGCCGCCGGCAGTCGCATTCGGAATGGTCAGGTGGCCGGGATCATCCCCGCCGCCGCAAGCGGCACAGGCAAGAACCGCTGCGACGATAGCGGTCGGTAATCGGAGCACGCCCCCGATGTTCTTCTTCATCGTAATCTCCTTGCGTATGGTCTGTTTTTGCTGACTTGTTGTCTCGACGCGACACAAAGTCAGCAGCAGTTACGCAAGGGGGCATATGTGGGGGCATCCGCAAAGGACGAACTCGCGGAATGCCAATAGCAGAAAGGCAGAGCGCTTTTAATGTGGCTCCGGCCTCAACCATCAAGCATCTTCGCGTGGCACCGCAAGGCACCATAACGCATTTTTTTCAATGACTTGCGTTGATTTTTCTGGTTGCCGACCCCTCCAAATCACCATACGAAAACACACTAAATTCCGCCTCGCTGCGCAGACATTGCGTAGGGGGTTAAGCATGGTGTCGTTCAGAATGACCGCAACTGGCGGTTGGCGCGCACAAGCGTAAAGGGCGTCCCAGACTCGGCCGTCCGCGATACGAAAGCCGAGGCGTGGGCGCTCAAGCGCGAAACTGAGTTGCGGTCGATTGCTACCGGACAGGGTAGCAAGACTCATACGGTCGGCGACGTGCTCGCGAATATCGCGAAGAGCGTCCTGGGCATGCGTGGCCGGACGGATATCGCGGCCGAGAAGACGGTGAAGCAGGAGGCCAACCGCGAGTTTCTGGTCGAGTCGGTGAAGCACACGTACGCTGGCCGCAATTGGGAGACGTCGGTCGAGTTGAACGCCGGAAACAAGGGTAAGGCGAAATCTGGGCACGGTAAGAAGCCCGGGAAGAAAATCAACCTCGTAGTTCCAGCGCCGGGGTAGTGTTCAGTGGGTGTTGCGCGAGTTTTCCCGCTTCATAGTTCTCTAGGTAGTCACCTCACGCAGCGTTGACGACGCGTTCAGTGTTTTGCCGTTTTGCTTCCGGCTCTTACTCGATAGTTCGCCGCGAATTCGAAAATCAGGCTTTGGCGGATTCTTGGGCAAGAGCCGGCTCGGTAATGCATTTGACTTGCTAGTTGCCAATCGCGATGAATGCAAAGCTTCTGTTTTGGAATTTGTTTGAATTGTTCCCGGTATTGATTTGGCAGTAGCTATTGTTGACGAAAGGGACGACTACTCCGTCCAGATTGCTTTGTCCGGTATCGCCGTAGTTATTTTGAGTTGCGACTACTCCGGGTGTTGCCGAAAATCCGGGGTTGAAGGAGATTGCATACTTGCCTGCTTCGGTGTTCTCGACGCTGAAGTCGCCGCTTCCATTGCGGATGGTCCCGTCGCTGTTAATGCTTCCCCAAATGATTCGAGCCATTTTTTCCTCCGATATGAATGAGATGGAAATTTGCGCGTGTGATGGCTTGATCCAAGGCGATCGATAAGTGCTGGATGAAAAAACATCTGATCGAGATCGCATTGGAATTTTGATGGTAGGTCTTGATCTTCTGGATGTAAACCGCCAATTAAGGTGTGTATCGCTGGTTTGGTGCTTTTTTGTTTTACGACCGGGATTTCTGTTTGGGATGATTGGTTAATGAATTGGAATTTTCCCGAATTCTTTTTAATGTTTCGGATGCCATATCGAGGTAACTCGGGCGGCTTTTCTTTTTTCAACAGGGGTGGGGTGCAAGATCACGAAAAGACGATCCTGGAGGTGATCATCATGGGCGGATTGACTGGTGTCGCGAAGGTGTTGGTCGGCAGCGAGTAA